ACGTGGTCGGCGGGGTGCACGGGGTCGACGAGGCGCTGCGGGCCGCTCTCGTTGGCGGAGATCGAGGGCCTGGTGACCACGGCGGAGTGCGCGGGAGCGGTGGGGGTGGAGGCTGATCACCTGGGGTGCTCTGCTGCGGATCTGCGGGAGCACGTGGACGAGGTGTCGTGGTCGTTGCTGGCGCGGTATCTGCGGGGCCTGGCGGCGATGGAGGCGGAGGGGCTGGGGTGGCTGGTGGACGGGCCGACGGGGACCGGGAAAACCGCGACGCTGGCGCTGCTGGTGGAGGGGATCATCCGGCATCACGGTGAGGTGCACGAGCCCCAGTCGGAGGCGACGACGCGGGGGATCACGGCGCCGCGGCCACGGGTGATCATCGTGAGCGAGACGACGATCGCCGACCATTTCAGCCGGCGCGACAAGAGCGAGGCGTGGGAGGCGGTGAAGACGAGTTGGGAGCTGGTACGGCACCTGGTGATCGATGATCTGGGGAGCGCGCATTGGGAGGCGTGGGCGTCGAACGGCTGGTATGACCTGATCAACGGGCGGTCGAAGCGGCAGTTATCGACGCATGCGAGCCTGAACGTGGACCCGTCGGTGGTGGCGGTGGGGCCGAACGCGGCGCGGATCCGGAGCCGGCTGTTGCAGCGGAGTTTTCAGTTGACGATGACGGGGGCGGATCGGCGGGTGCGGGTGTCGCCACGTAGATTGTTGGACCTTGATTTTTAGGATTGAAGGATTACCTTGATGAAAAAGACGACGGGGAGGGTGGTGCGGGTGACGACGCGGTATGTGCCTCGGGATGGGGATGAGTTGCGGCAGGCTGACGTGCGGATTGTGGTCAACACGATCGAGGATGGGATGGTGTTTTATCGGTCGATTAGCGGTGCCTATGAGCGCAACTTCTTCAAGCCGACGAACGAGTTTATTTCGGCGGCGAAGGGGTCGGTGCTGCTGCGGCAGGAGGGGAACGAAGGGTAGCCTTGACAAACAGGTGTTTTATTGCTAGACTTGCCGGCAACCTGAAGGGCTCAAGTTGCCGGCTTTTTTCTACCCACGCTCTCTCCCCTGCCTCGCTCGAGGCCTGTGCGCTCTCACATGGAGGCGCAGCATGCTCCAGGCGTTTACCCTGCTGATCAATGGCCATGACGTGGCACTGACAGAGGTGTCAGTGTCGTTCACGGAGCGCGGTCTGGTGATCTCCTGCATTACCCTTCCCCTTGATAACGACGACGCGGCACGTGCGCGACAGATATTGTCCCTGTGCGGGTGTGATGGCACGGGGGACCGTGTAGACGGTGCTGACGGTGTTGACGTGGGGTAGTGGGCTGTCTGGCCTGCTGCGTTCTCCTCTGGGCTTTCTTCTGGTTCTTCTTTGGCTTCCTTCGCTGCGCTTTGGGGCGCGTGAGGTCTTCCGATGATTTTTTCCCTGTTGGTGTTGGCGTTGGCGTCGATGCGGGCGCCGGTGTGCTGGGTGGTGGCGCCGGCGCGGGACGTGTGGATCGAGTCGCGGCTGCGGCCAGCGCGGAATCGGGCTGGGCGGCGGGCGATTGACCGGATGCGGCTGGTGCCGGATCTCCTCTTTGTGTGACCTCCTCATGTTTTGCGAGCACGCTATTGTTGACCTCGAGCGCGAGCTGGCGTACCACGCCGTAGTGCGGTGCGTGGAGTGTGGTGAGCCGTTTGCGGTGCCGATGGAGGGGCTGGAGGAGACGGAGGTGCCCGGGCGGTACCGGCTGCTGGCGATTGACGTGGACGACGATGACTGACCATATGGGGCTGACCAAAAATGACAAAAGCCGCGGTTAAAGCCAATGTCGCAGCGCGTCGGGAGCGACTGCTGAAGCTCATCACCGAAGACGGGCACAAGTCGGCGTCGGTGCGTGAGCTGGCGCAGTTGCTGACGACGGCCGGCTACGAGTGTAGTCATCCCACGGTGGTCAGCGATTTGAAGGCCGTGCGGGCGCAGCTGGCGGCCTCGATCGAGGCGATGGGCGTCGACCTGGTGGGGGAGCAGATTGCGGACCTGAACGCGCTGTATGACACGCTGTGGCCGGATCGGGCAGATCCGAAGGTGGCAGCGATACTGATTAAGATCAGCGAGCGCAAGGCGAAGCTGCTCGGGCTGGACGCGGCGCAGCGGGTTGAGGTAACCGGAGACAAAGGCGGTCCGGTGGCGGTGACCGTGGATACCGATCCGATTTTGCGGACTCTGGCGGCGCGGGCGGCCGGCGAGGCGTTGTGATGTGGCGACGTACACCTATGACCAGTTGTGGCAGATGTATCTGGTCGCCCAGACGGACGCTGAGCGGCTGGCGATCCGGCAGGAGCTGATCGCCAACGCGCGGGAGCATCCGGCGGATCAGGCGCCGCTGATCAGCGTGACGGACATGGGGGAGCCGATGCTGCCCCAGCTGTTTCACCGGCGGTGGATCGATGCGATTCGCGAGTATCGGCGGCTGCTGCTGTTGGCCCCGCGCGGGCACGCTAAAAGCGAATGGATGTCGGGGCAGTTTGCCTTGCACGAGATCGGGCGCGATCCGCGGATTCGCATCCTGCTGGTGAGCTCGGATGACGACCAGGCGGCGATGCACACGCGGCGGATCAGCCAGTTGATCGACACGGCCGCGTACCGGGTGATTTGGACCTCGCTGCCGGCGCTGGATGAGTGCAGCAAGCTGCAGTTGCGGTTGGACGTGCCGGGGGCGCATACGACCTGGCGGGGTGAGGGCATTAAGAGTATTGGCCCGGGGCCGCGCGCGGATCTGATCATCCTGGATGACGTGGTCAGCCTGAAGAACAGCCGGACGCCGACGCTGCGCCAGGAGATCATCTCGACCTACAACACGGTGATTCGCGGGATGCTGCATCCGGTGAAGGGCCGTGTTCTGGCGGTGGGGACGCCGTACTACCAGGGCGACCTGTACGAGTATCTGGCGGGCCTGGTGGATGTGCAGGGGCGGTCGATCTATCAGGTCATCCGCGAGAGCGCGCTGTATCGGGATGGACTGCCGCAGCACTCGGACGATTTTTCTCCTGGGGTGACGCCGCTCTGGCCGGATCGGTTTACCGTGGAAGCCTTGCAGCAGGTCCGGCAGGAGATCGGCGAGCTGGACTTCGGGAGCCAGTACCTGTGCACCATCCTGACGGCCACCGGGGATGTGTTCAGCCGCGGGATGTTCTTGCCGATTTCGCGCGAGGAGCTGCCCCAGCTGGTCGAGGTGTGGCTGATCAGCGACACGGCGACGAGCACCAGCAACGAGGCGGACGCGATGATCCTGATGACGATCGGGCGTGACGCCGAGAGCAACGTGTATCTCCTCGAGACCGTCAAGGGCAAGTGGGCACCTTTGCAAGCTAAGCAACTGTTGGTTGACACTCTAAAAGCTTGCCGGGCGCTCTTCAAGCGTACCTTCAGGGGTTTGGCTTTTGAAGACACTAAAGAAAACTATGTTTTCGGCGCGTGGATCAGCGAAGACCGGACGCTTGGCCATCCGACGATCGTAAAGAACGGCGGTTTGAGCAAGTACGAGCGCGCGCGCTGTATTCTGCCGACGCTGGAAAACGCCCCGGTTTATTTTGTCCGTGCGCCGTGGAATGGCCCGCTGCTGGACGTGCTGTGCTCGTTCAAAAAAGAGGGTTCGCGGATGCCGGACGATGAGGTGGATACGCTGGTGGTGGGGTGTGCCCAGCTCTGGAAGATTCGCTTCACGCGCGACTTGAAGCCGCCGCCGGGGCGGTCGATCCAGCTGCTCCCAACTTTGTAGGTGACATATGGCCAACCATCCTCTCAGCAATCAGATCATGGCGGAGCTCAAGCGCACCCAGCGCTTGCGGACGCTGTATAAGGGCGATCACGGCATGGTTTTGCTGGACGCGCGCGGGCGCAGCGGGCCGGTGAAGTACGTGCCGATGAATTATCTGGGGGATGGTTTATCCAAAGGCATCACGGAGCTGGTGTGGAGCCGGTACCCGACGATTACCGTCGTGGGCAACGAGGCGCAGCAAAAGGCCATTGACCGCCTGACGAAGCTGCTGCTGATTCGCAACCTGGTGAAACCGACGTCGATTGCCTGCAGCTATGCCGGGCACTGCGCCTGGCGCATGCGGATTCACCCGAACACGGGGGAGCCGACGCTGCAGATCTGGGGGGCGGAGCACGGGCAGACGTATACGATCGAGTCGTTTGACGGGTCGCCGGCGCATGCGATTGCGGTGTCGCTGTGGCATACCCGGGCGATCGCCGGCGGCAAAAAGGTCGCGGTGCAGGAGCGCTTTACCCATGTGCTGGACGCCAAGGGGCGGATTCAGCCCGGAGTGACGCATGAGACTCGGGCGTACAAAGCCAATGACGACGGCTCGATCGGAGAGAGCCCGGTGGGGCTGGAATACGTGTATCCGGAGGCCTCGCGGCCGGAGCCGGAGGTGTTGTATCCAGCGCTGACGCGGCTGCCGGTGTTTTTGATTCACAACCCGGATCTGGACGGCGACGGGTGGGGGGACTCGGACTATAGCGACGGGCTGATCAGTTGGCAGCACGAGTACAACCTGACGTATGCGCGGCGCAGCTACAGCTTGCGCCTGAAGTCGTCCCCGCGGGTAACGGTCGATCCGGCGCTGGCTGATGCCGGAGGCGGAATCGATTTGGACAGCGCGATGATTCAGTATCGGACTCCGGACGGCGACATGGCGTCGATGGAGGTCAAGGCGGACAACTGGGATGCCGCGCTGGCCGAGAGTGCCGTGCAGATCGACAAGTTGCGCGAAGACTGGTACACCCTCACGCCGTTGACGCCGGCACTGGTGGGCGATGTGAAGGGCGGGGAATCGGGCACGTCGCGGCGGTTGTCGCTGACGTCGACCATCGCCACCGTCTACGATCGGCGCCAGCAGGCAGAGCCGGCGCTGATGTGGGCGTATCAGTGCGCGCAGGAGCTCGAGGCGATGACGGGCACGGCGGACGCGCCGGTGGTTGAAGACATGTCGTTTCTCTGGGCCCCACCGATCCCTGAGGACCTCGAGGAGATGGAAGCCAATTCGCGGACGACGATCAACGAGGTGCGGGCGAATCTGCGGTCGCTGGAGTTGGCGGTAGCCAGGCTGAATCCGACGATGACGAAGGCGCAGGTGCTGGAGGAGTTAGACCGGCTGCTGGCCCTTGAGGAAGCGCGACAGGAAGCGCAGACGCAGAATCCGGGCTTGTAAGCTGTCTTCGCTGCGCTGCGAGGCGCTGAGGTGTGTGTATGCCGATGAAGAATCCTTTGACTGCGCCGACGCCGGATCCGGTGACCGAGCAGCTAATTGCGATCTACGACTCGATGGACGCGATCGTGCGCGAGCGGTTGGTGTGGGCGACGCGGCAGTATATCCAGGGGGACTGGGATCTGCAGCGGGCGGCGATGATAAAAGCGCAGATTGCGGAGACGATGGCGCTGCTGGGGGCGACGGTCGACAACCTTGAGGGGAACGCGCTGAACACCGTGTGGAGCCTGGGGACGGCGGACGCGATCGCGGAGCTGACGGCGATGGGCGTGCCAGAGGCGCGGCTGCAGTCGGCGATGTTTAACCCGGCGGCGGTGGAGAGCCTGGCGCGCGATCTGGCAAAAACCCGGGGCGAGTACTTGGGGACGATCAGCGGCGGCAAGGGTTCAATTTTGCGCCAGGTCGATGATTATCTGCGGCGTTTGAGCGCGAATGAGCTGACCCAGGGCGTGGTGCTGGGAGATCAGCCCTATTTGGTAGGCATGCGGATCCGCGAGGCGGCGATTAACGAGCAGCGCCTGCAAGTGCTGGCGGGCGAGATCGACCGCGTGGGCACAGTGCCCTATTTCGACAAGGACGGTAACGAGCTGGGACGGCACAGCCTGCACAGCTATGGGCAGATGGCCAGCCGCACGGGGCTGGCGCGGGCGCGTGAGGAAGGAAACATGGCGGTGCATGAGGCGGCCGGCATCGAGGTCTTCCAGATTAATAAGACGGGCACGTTGTGCTATATCTGCCGGCCGTTCGAAGGGCAGACCTTTCGGTATGACTGGAGCACGAGCCCGGAGTATCAGAGATTCCCGCTCCTGCCGCGTGAGGCGCCATTTCATCCCAACTGTTACCACCGCCGCGTGCCGGTGAGCTATCCGGACGATCTGGAGGCGATGAGCGCCGACGAGCTGGAGACGCTGGGGCGGGACAATCGCGGGCTGTACGCCTACATGCGGGACGAGATGCCCCAGGGCAAGGAGCTGATGTGGGCGGCGCGGCATGGGTTCGCGACGGAAGCGCAGCAGCGCACGTACCGGCGCATGGCCCACCAGGTGGGCATGCCGGAGAAAGACCTACGCGGGCCTCGGTGGCGCTATGCCGGCATCGAGTCGCGGCGTCCTGAGGCGATCGGGCGGATGATCATGGATCCCCGGTTGCGCTACAAGGACGCGATGGCCAGCGAGACCCAGGCCTTTATGCGGTCGCCCAGCTATAAGAAGCAGCGACCGAAGAGTTTGACCCCAGCGGCCCAGCGCCGTGCGGTGGCGGCGATGCTGCGCGAGGAGCGGGCGGCGGCGCGAATGGCGAGATAGCAATTTTAACGGAGGACACTCATGCCCAAGACGATTGAAGGCGTCGTGTATTACACCGAGGCCGAACTGGCGGAGCAAAAAACCGCCGCCGCCGCGGCCGCGAAGGCCGAAGCAGACAAGGCCGCTGCGGCTGACCTGCAGGCCGCGCAGACCAAGGCGACCGAGAGCGAGGCCGCGACTGCGGCCGCGAAGGCGGAAGCGGAAACGCTGAAGGGCACGGCTGCCGAAAAAGAGGCCGCGTTGGGCAAGGCAACCCGGCACACCACGCTGGTCGAGAAGCTGGTGGGCGCGGGCTATGGCTACGGCCAGGCCAAGCTGCTCGCGGAGTTGCCGGCGCTGGGCGCGGTCGACCTGGCCAAAGAGACCGACCTGACGGCCGCGATCGGCACGGTGAAAACGGCGTTTCCGCCGGCGCCGGCAGATGCGGGAAAGAGCGGCGCCGAGAACCTCGGAAAGGGCGGCGCAAACCCGGGCGATTCTACCATTCCAGTCGCCAATACGCTGAAGGGTGCGTTGGCCGAGAAACTGACCCCTGCCAAGGTGTGACGCGTGAGTTGTTCACACCGTTATTTACACCCCAACCTGTGAAGGAGTTCTCTCATGGCGATTACCCTGGCTGAAGCCAAACTGCAATCGACGGACCGCATTGTGCAGGCCGTCATCGACGCGTTCCGCAAGAGCTCGTACCTCATGGATACCCTGATCTTCGACGACACGGTCACACCGGGTGGCGGTGGGTCGCTGGTCTACGGGTACAACTACGTCCTCACCCAGACCGGCGCCGCGGTGCGCGCGCTGAACGCCGACTACACCCCGGGCAACGCCGTGATCGATCGCAAGACGGTCACGCTGGTGCCGCTGGGTGGGAAGTACCCGATCGACCGCGTGGTGGCCGCGAGCAATGGCCTGGTCGACCGTGTGGCCTTTGAGACCGAGCAGAAGGTCAAGGCGACCAGCGCGCTGATGAGCGACCTGGTTGTCAACGGCAGCGATGAGACGGACTTCGACGGGATCGACGCGAGCTGCGCCGACGCCAACGTGATCAGCGGCACAACGATCGATCTCACCACCAGCGCCAATATGGATACCAACAAGAATTTGGCCATCGATGCGCTGAATCAGGCGCTGTCGCTGGTGCCGGGGGCCAATGCGATCCTGACCGGGCGCATGGGCCGACTGAAGATGATGAGCATCGCCCGTCGTCTCGGCTACATGTCCGTGAGCGAAGACGCCTTCGGCCGCCCGGTGGAGACCTTCGCCGGCATTCCGATCGTCGACCTCGGCGCCAAGGCCGGCAGCACCGATCCGATCGTGCGCGAGACGGACGGC